AGCGTCGCAACGGCTCGATTGCACTCAATGAGTCTTGCCGCTGATGCAGAATCAACTCATCAGGCAACAGAATCGCCGCGTGCATCGGCGTTCGTGTATGCAGTCGCATGATCAAAATATCGCCTGGCAATCGCTTGCCATATTCAACCTGTTCAAACCCAATCGCTTCTGCCTGTTCAAGAAAAATGCTGTCGCAAATCTCTAAGTTCTCAGGTCGCGCAAACTCAGGTAGTTCAATTCCTTGCAGCTTGAACCATTGACGCACCAACGTAAAGCAATCATTGACGCCATACTCCCAGCGCAGGCCGACTAGGGATTGATAGTCAACCATTTGCGATCAGGCAGCAGGAGAATGTGCCAAGGCAGTTTGGTGTGCTTGCAGGCTGCAAGATCAGCTTTACTTGCTGGACCGCCTTGTGGGTGTGAATGCACGATAGCTTCAATTCTTCCGGTCAATGCAGCACGCGCATAATCGACAGGATTTAAGACAAAGTCTTGCTCAGGACGATCAGCGATATTACGGCAAGGTATGTAACGACCTGCCACAACAACTCCACACGCCTCGTTCGGCAATTCTCTTTTTGCATGAGCCTCCGCATCAAGCCTGAAGTCTTGCGCCGGGGAATCCCCCAAAAGGTAAGGGGCCTTTCCTGAATCGCTTGGCGCAACTGGTGTATCGCTTCGCGCATGAATCATTCGCCTTTGTTGTCGAGTCATCGTTTAAATCAAAGTATCTAGTTCCCCTGTATCCACACTCTGAACCTCGATACTGCCAAGGGCAATGCTCTAAGACTTGCCGACGAGGCAGAGCAAGATTCATCAGGTCTAGCTTGCTTGTCAGCTCAAACTCAACCAATTCCGGATTCTCACTAGCCACTCGATCGATGTACCAGATCTCGTCCTCAAACTTGGCGGTCGGGTCTGCTGACGGATTTGTACCCGAAAAATTGGCGCTATCAAGAAATTTTTTGCAGGTTCTGATCCTTTTAACTTCTGCTTTTAAAGGGTTGTAGAGGATAATTAGAGCAGAAATCGCGCTGTTGGCATTTGCCACCTTCATAGAAGGGCGAGGCAATGAGCCCTTTGTTGTGACTTCAAATCCATCTACTTCGATGGGGGCAGCTTCATACGTCTTGCCATTGAAAACAATGTCGTTCCTCAGCTGATTTGTCCCGGCGTGATACCGAAAAGTGGTGGAAATGCCGTTTATATTTTCAGTGAGCTTCATTTCAAACAATTCAATAATTGCCGAAGGCTCAAGCTTCTGAATCTCTCTTTGGATCGCTAGTGGTGTGCTCATGGCTCAAATACCTGCTCAAAAGTTGCTGTCATGGTGAACCTCAAGCCAACAGGCATGGCTTTAGTCCATTCTCGGCAGATCCACTTGTATTCTGTCGTGTCATCTGGTGGGGTCCATTCAAATGCTTCAACACCACCACGCGCCTCTAAAAAGTCCTCGATGCTGTTTGCATCAGTAGCCTCTAGATAATTCCACGTCAGACTCCAAGTCTTAGGGTCTTGATTCAACCCAAATGTTGTGCGCTGGCTGTACCCAGAGCCAAACTGCGCAATGCGTACATTGGGCTTTGCTTGTTTTGACGCTCCATATTCAGGGGCGATGTCAGGGAAGGTAGCCATCAGCTTGCCAACAGTCCTCCAGGTCGCTTTTGCTTAACTAATTCTGCCTGAACTGCGGCACCAATGGCACGTCCAAGCTGGCCAGCCTGTTGACCATTGCCTTCAACACTAGATCCAGTTGCGTCAACATTAACAACAACATCGCCTACTGAGCCACCTGAAGCCTGAACTCCAAGTTTCCCGCCCGGACCACGTTGCAGTGGAAGAATCGCTTCTGGGCCAGCTTCGCCCATGATGCCAAAGCGGCCAACACCGCCGTTTGCGTAGGCAAACATGGTGGGCTTATCAACTATGCCGCCCATGGCAAAGGGAGTGATGCCCCCCATTAGATTTGCAGCGTTCAGCCCTGCATCTGCTGAGCCGCCAGAGAACTGGAAGCCACCGCCGCCCCCACCAGGCAGCAAGCCAACAACCTGATTCAAAATCGCCATCGTGATCATCTTCTGAATGATCTGCGCGGCCATATCCAAGAAGTACTTAGCGGTATTGCTGAAGAAGTTTGCAAGCGCCTCTTGAGCCGTAGCGCTACCTGTGATAGCGCTCATGAATGAATCGGTGAATGCAGTGCCGATTGCATTTGCCGCTCCTTTTATCTGGTTTGCTGGGTCCACAAGCGTCTTCAATTCATCGCGCAACTCAATAATTCCAGTGCGCAATTTGTCTCCCGTAAATACATTTTCAAGCGCCAAGGTAAGCGCCCTTGTCTCTTCAGTTGCTTTTCTGATCCCTTCGGCAATCTTCGCGTATTCAGCCTCATCAACAGGAGTCCCCTGCCTAATGGCTTCTTGCCTAGCAGCCTCTAGGTTCCCTAGCGCACTTGCCGCTGCAGTCTCTTGAGCGAATAGCTGCCTTGCTGTGCTCTCGGAATAACCTTCCTGCCTTAGGCGTAGAACACCTCTTTGCTCGGCAAACTGCGCTCTGGCGCCCCTGAGGGCACCAAAAACTGGCGCCCCTTGCGCTCTGAAAATGTCATTAATTGCTTTGCTGAGTTCAGCTCCTGAGAGATCTTTGCTCAATCCTCGGATCTGCTGTCGAGTGGCCTCTAGTGCAGATTTGTTTGCGTTAAGCCTTGCGGTCAAATCGCTAATGTTGACACCAATTGAATCAATTGCAGGGGCTGTGATTGCTGCAGCAGTTGGCAAATTAGTTAGCTCCTTAGTGTATTCTTTTATCTTTTTAGCCGCCAAGTCATACAGGTTAACTTGACTTTGAACAGCCTCAAATGCCTGAGTGTCAAGAACAGTTCCAGGTAGCATTCTAGGCGTGCCTGCATCATCCATATAAACGCCATATTGACTTAGCGTCGCTGACGCCTGCCCTTGCTTTATGAATTCAGCAACAATCTTGCCAGAAATCTCTAATCGTTTCCCGGCCCTACCAGTTCCTTCTTCAACAATTTTTGCAACGCTCCTTGCATATTGTTGCTGGATGTTGCCAATTTGCTTGGCGTAATCTTCATTTGCCTGATTTATTGCCTTTGCGTTATCAATCTTGAATTGCTCAATAGCTTTTGTGTTTTCAGTTTGCTCGTCAAGAAGTTGACGCTCCAAAGAAATCTCTTTTTCTTTCTGCTGCCTGGCCAGATCAATAATCTCTTTGCGAACGCGGAAAGTTGCAGGATCAGCTCCACCTGCAATGGCCCTAGCTTCAGCAGCTCCAAAAGCAATATCTTCTTCAACGTAAGAGAGTTGAAGCCTTAAATCTTGAATCTGCCTTTCATTATTGAGTCGTTGCTTCGCAAAACCTTCTTCTAGCTGCTTGGCTCGTTGGACAGCCTGCTCCCTGATCTGAGCAGCACGTTCTTCAAGCTGAATACGAGCTTGAGCAATTGCGTTTTCGCGCTGCTCGACAGCGGAAAGGAATGACTTGGACTGATTTTCAAGTTTTGACTGTGCTTCCTGCGCTTTTAGCTGCTCTTTTCGCTCTTTAGTAAGCTTTTCATTTGCGCGAAGCCTTATCAAGGCTTGCTCTGCTGCGTCCGCATCCCGCTTGGTGTTTTGGACTACGCCTGAGTTGAAATTAGCCTCGCGAGCTTTTTTGGCAACAAGCGACAATCGCAAGACCTCATCTTCAAGTTCCTCAATAGTCATTCCCCCACTGAGGACTTTTTCGACGTAAAAAGATGGGCCTTTTTCGATGAACCCTATCTCCTGGGCTTTGTTTATAATGGCATCAATTCTGTTTATCCACTTCGCAGCAAAATCTTGCAGTTTTGATCCAGTGGCTTGGAACGCCCTGCCGGTTGTGAGTTGAATGCGTTCAATCGCTTTTTCATACCTAAGCCCTGCATAAGCTGCATTACCTGCCAGTTCGTCAAGGTATTGGCCATTTTCGTCAAATTTGTTCTTAGCGAAATCAACAAATTCGTCAAGAGTAACTTCTGACTTTTGGAATGCATCTGCTAACTCTTCTGGTGTCCTTTTAGTAAATCTTGCAAAGTCAACAATTGCCGCAGGCAGTCGTTCTCCAAGCTGGCCCCTAATTTCTTCAGCCTGCGGAGCACCTTTGCTAAGCACCTGAATTACGGCACGCATTGCGCCTTCAACTTCAGCAAGACCGCCACCAGTCTTGTAAATAGACGCAGTAATACCTTCAAATATCTTTCTAGTGTCTTCTGTTGAAATACCAAGCTCGACGGTGTTAGCCTTAAGCTGAGTCATGATTCGATAAGAAAAAGACAGCGGAATTAGCAGACGCTTCGACGCGCCTTCCGTTGCTTGCACGGCAGCAACAAAGTCCTGAAAATCATTGCTGGCACCAGCCAAGCCAAGCCGCAAGCGATCAACTTCAGCGGCCATTTCTGCGTACTGACCAATCTGTTGCCTGAACTGCCCAACCTGAGCACCAATAGCAGCACCTGCAAATGCACCACCAGGACCACCAACCGCAGTGCCAATAGCGCCGCCAAGGAAGCCTTCAGGGCCACCAAAAATACCACCAGAAATAGTCGCACCAGCTGCTTGAGCAAGCTGGCCAGCAGACATGCGGCGGCGACGACTTGTCTTCTCTAATGCTTTGTCAACTCTTTCAATCTCACGGGTAACCTCCCTGAAGTCTTTGCTCGTAGGATCCAATTGATCACGAAGCCTCACCCAAGAATTTCTTTGACTATTCAAACTTGCAATACTGTTATTTGAAGCCTTAGTGGCATTCCGAATATCTTGGGCGACCTCCTGATAAGAGTTGCCCATCATTTCGATGTCTGCAGAAATTTTCTGCATCCCTACATCGCCTATTGACTGATACAAGCCACTTATCTCTCTTACTGGTTGTTGAACTAAAGAGACTCGCGCACTACCTGAGGCAGGAGGAGCAATGATTGCACCAGTCCTCGGGTCTCTATAACCAGAAACTCCAGCACCTGCTTTTTCGCCGTAATAAGACTGAATATTCGCAAGCTTTTTTGCTCTACGTTCAGCGCCAGACTGAGCCCTATCAAGCTCCTCAAAAGCCCTAGTAGAGCCATTGACTACGAAATTTAATTGCTCCTGAACGTCAGTCAGCTCTCGATTGGCCCTTATATACTCATCGCTGCCAATTGTGAGATTCTGAATTTCAAAATCAAGTTCATTCGCCCTCTGCTTTAATCCCGCAAGCGTGTCAGGAAGATACATGTTGGCGACAGGGCGAGACAGACCAATCTGGGCAGCCCTAGCGGCAGCAGAAACGCCTGCTCTCTGTTCGCGAACAGATTGTTGCCTTTCAAAATTGGCAATGCCTATAAGTGCATTTAAATATTCTTGAGAGTCAGCGGCAAACCCTTGCAGTTCTTGACGCCGTGCTCGTATGTTTTCTGCAAACTTTTCCGGAACTTTGCTGGGCACACTCATTGCCCTAAAAGCTCGTCCAGTCTCTTTAGCCGCCCCCTCAAGCGAATCTATCTCCGTCTTCAATAAGCGAATATCATCTCCTAATTGTTTATAAACTTTTCCGCCAATTTTTGCCTGATCTTGCAAGCCCTGAAGAGCCTTTGCTTGCGCCTTAATCGTTGCAACACTCCTCCCAGCACCTTCAGCAAAGGCGATTACATCTTTTGTCGCCTGAGTAATATCAGCATCTGAAAGCTTTACTTGCTTCGATAAATCGCGGAATGATCTATTCAGCGCCGCAAGCTTTTCACCGCCCTTGATGCCAAGCTCGATAGCAATAGGCTGAACAGTTTTAGCCATCTTTTTTGTTCAGTTCTGCGAGCGCGGTTGCTTCCATCACTTGGATGTCCTCTAGCAAGCCGCGTGGATTATCTACATCATAAAGGGACATTAGACCACCGGCACCCAGCAGCACTTCGTACTTCAGCCCGACATAGCCGCCCATCGTCACGTTCCACTGCGTTTGCATGCGCAGGAACATCATCAATGATTCCCAGTTTTCCTCCCATACTTCACAATGCTCCTCCTCTGGAGCGGCCTGACGCTGCGGCTTCAATCCAAATGCAGCAGCGTCATCAGCGCTTTTGTCCTCTACCTTCTTGCCGCCTTTCGCCCAGTACTCGACGGCAGATTTCAGTTTCCCAGACGAGCGCCCTCGAAAGTCTCCGTATAAGCCTTCAGCACGCCTC